GAGATGAATACTGATCACCTCCACACCATGATGTGTTGGTGTATGTCGTGAAGTTAACTGTCGTGACTGCTTGGGTTTCTACTGATGTTGTCGTTTCAGTCGTGATGGTCTCGTACCAGAAACCGTCAGTGCCTCGTGCTAAAACAGAAGTAGCGGTGCTTTCAGTGGTAGTTGAAAGGGTGTTCGAACTCAGCATTGTTTCCCCCTCCTCATCCCACGTGTTGGTGCTTTCGTCATACCAATAGATAGGTGGAGCGGGTTCTGGCTCTGGTTCTGGCTCAGGTTCTGGTTCGGGCTCTATCTCTTCAAAAGGCAACTCCTCTTCATCCACTTGCTCTTCATCCACTTCCGTCTCTGGAGGTAGATCTGTGTCGGGTTGAGGTTCCTCGTCACTTATGCCTTCTGGTTGTTCTGGTTCTATCCCCTCTTCGATGTCAGTTTGCCATTCTTCTTCGTCTAGGTTGTCTTCCCAGTCGGTTTCTTCTTCGTAGTATTCGTCCCAGTCTTCTTCAGTCCAGCCAATAGTTGTGGTTGGGTGTGGTCCCCATTCTTCTTCGTCCCATTGTTCTTCTTCTATGTCTAGTAGCCATCCGAGATCCAGGTCGGAGAATGTTTCTTCTTCTTCGTCTTCTATCCATTCTTCTGTCCATTCGTCTTCCCAATCCATGTCTTCTGGCCAGAACTCTTCTTCCCATTCATCCCATTCTTCTTCTGTGTCAAGGAAGGGGTCTATTTCCCAAACTTCAATTTCAAGTTCTTCGAAGTCTTCTAACCCGAAGTCAAATATGAATTCTTCGGCTGGGAGTTCTTCCCATTCTTCTTCTTCAACCGATTCTTCCCAGTCAGTTTCTTCTTCTTCCCATGTTTGTTCCATAGGAGGACGGCTTTCCCAGAGAGGTTCTTCGTCTTCCCACTCGTCCATTTCAAAGGGGTTAAACGGTTCTTCCTCTAATTCAAACTCTGGTTCTTCCCATTCTTCTTCCCACTCTTCTTCCAGGGCTTCAAACCACTCTTCGTCTGCCCATTCTTCAAACCATTCTTCTTCTTCCCATTCTTCTACCCATTCTTCTTCAGGTACCCATGCCTCTTCTTCAAACCAGTCGTCAATGTCTTCGACTTCTGCGAAGAAGGTGATTTGCATTTCTGCTTCTTCTTCAAACCATTCGTCGTCGTAGGTGACTTCTTCCCAGATTTCATCTTCCCAATATTCCTCATCGACTGCTTCTAGGATTTCTCGAAGGTCGAGAACTTCTTCGATTTCGTCTTCCCATTCCATTTCCCAGTCTTCACGTTCGAAGATTTCTTCTGCGTAAGATTCACCCAGCACTTCTTCGAGGTTGTCGTCGATGATTGCTTGGTAGTACTCAGCGTCGCTGGCCACCCATGCTTCGACTTCCTCTTCTTCGAGGGTTACTTCGCCTGCTTCTTCGTCAAAGATGAGTTGGATAGTTACTGGTGCTATTTCTTCTTCTGGTTCTTCTGGGAGAGTTGTTACAGGGCCTTCATCAATTTCTTCTGGTTCTTCTTCGACTAAGTAGTCGCTTAAGTCCACTTCGACTTCGGCTACGACTTCACCTGAGTCATCTTCAATAGCGATATCTAGCATTATTGGTGCTGGTGGGGCCTCGTCGATTACGTCACCAGGCGTTTCGGAGATCGGCTCTGGATCAGGGGCAATGACAACTTCTATTGCTTGCCCTTCATCTAGAGGTATCTCCACTTGCAGTGAGTCGATAGCGATAGCAACGGTGGCATCTTCTACTTCAGCAATTTCGATGCTGTCTTCGGAGAAAGAAATTAGCGATGCGACTGGTTCCGGTTCAGACTGTGGAAGCAATGGGTCTTCAGCAACTGGTTCTGGGGCTTCTTCGATAGCAGCCTCAATTTGAATTGATTTTTCTTCATTGAGTAAAAGAAGTGAGTATTGCTGGGTCTCTTCCACTTCTGGCTCTTCGGGGGTGCTAGCGTTTTCTGTTGTCGGTCCTGGTCCTTGATCCCCCTCTTCAGGGGCTGGGACTGACGCCATAATTTCTTCTACGTTGGCATCAAATGTTTCAACACCTGGCGGCAAAAACACCAAAACAGGGTCAGCCGTTGAAGGACCAGAAATTAAATAACGATATGTGGCTCCAGGGATTTCATTAACAAACTTGCCTTCGTAATAACCAAGCCGTTGCCCGCTTTCTGTTTCAATCTTGATCGCCATTTGTTTACTGCCAGAAGAAGCAACAGTCAGCATCGTCCCGCTTGGAGAGTCGTTATCAGTGGGGCAGAAAGAGCATGTGAAAGGCCCTGAGCGAGAGCGCATGGGTGTAAGTTCCATTGTCCCTGTGCTACCGCTCCAGGCGCTTGCAGCCTCAGTTGGGTTGGTTGCTGCTAAGGCATATGTCCATCCATCGCCAGTTACATCTATCCAGCGTTCTTCTGTGGGCCAGTTGGAGTCGTATATGTAAATGCGATATCCACCCTCGACTTCTTCAACCCTGTATGGAGTGACAGCGTGACCGCCCTCGTCGCTGTAAATACCAATTGTGTAACCAGTAGATGGTTTCCCTTGCTCGGCAAGTTCAAAGTCTCGTAATAAGACTTCCGCCAACTGAGCGGGGTGACGTTGCAGGTATGAGGAGGCTTCCTCTTGGACTTCAATTGCAAACTGTGTCACATACCAATAAACCAACTCTGATAACAGAGCAGGGTCTTCTTTGATAAGGGCTGCGACTGTTGACGCATTCTGAAACCCTGCAAGAGTTTTTGCGTCTCCCGCTAAACGTAAACTTAAAACAGCCAACCCTTCACACAAGCCGCCTTTCATTGAGCGGTTTGCCTGTGAGATCAATTGAAGGATCACAGGGTAAGGGGTGCACTGGTTGTTTGTTACGTCAGAACAGACTTGTGAATCGCCGTAAAGACGACGAGCCATGTTGACTGTTAGGTCAGCAGGGGCTTCTCCTCCACCAAAGTTTTCAAATGAAAACGAGTCTTGGTTCGGTTTGAAACTAAGCGAGTAATCATCAAGGGGTTTTGTTAAATCTTGGATGATCTCAACTGGCGCTTGAGACGTCGTTGTTTCAAGCGGTTGTTCTTTTCCTCCCTGACTGCTTCCACCTGAGCATCCGGCTGCGAATAACGCCCCGGCGCAAAGGTACGCCAGGAGCCTTTTCATCGTTTACGTCGGCGTCGCTTGGACTGATACCAAATCAGCAAACCAATAAGAGTTGCGATTGCTGCGGCTCCAATTATGACGGTTACAGAACCGCCTGGAGCCTGGGACATGTCTAGCGAAAAGTTTTTAGTGCCACCACCAAGAAGATCATTCTCGGACTTGAGTTCAGCAACTGCTTCTTCAAGTTGTTGCACCTGATAAGTAAGAGCGGCTTCGTCGCCACTGGAATCCCACAAGAACCCAAATGACCCTGCAAAAGCCGCAGGAAGGCCAAGAACCCATGCAATGTTGTCTTTGCATTTATCTACAAGGCCCAGGGTGTCATCAATTTTTTCTTTGACAGTGCCGGTTAGTTTGTCTGTGGCACTTTCAAGTGTTTTCTGTATGTTGAGAAGGGCATCGGTCAAAACTTCTGCATCTTTTTCGCTGTCACTGGACATTTTCTGACCCTCCTTCGGTAACTTCTTCTTCGACTATGCTTCGTAGATCATCTACTTGACCTTCGATATACACAAGAGCAGCGGTTATCCCGTCAAGAATGGTTGCTCGTTGAGTAAGTTGTTCTTGTGTGTCCATATACCGAGTTTCTCAGCCAGAGATGAATAGGTCATAGAGGGTCATATGGTTACTAGAAGAAAACTATACAAATGCGATAGTTGCGATTGGTATATAGGGGCAAAAGTCTTAAAGAGGTACGCCGGTGAATGTCCGAACTGTTGTACAGTTATAGATACCGAGAAATCGGGGGGCACAACCAATGAGCGAAAAGAACTTAAATAAGCAAAATCCACCCGAAGTTATTTGTGATGCCAGTGTTTATAACTTCCCACAAAAAATTAAAGAACCACGTACTGGTCCTTTTTGGGAAGATCTCGCTGACATAAATCCTGAGGCCGTGATTTTTGATGGCCCAGGGCCTGTGGACTTATTCGATAACTGCATTATTGGAATTGGGTCTCGGATAGGTGGTCCAGAAAACCCTGTTCTTGTTTATGATGAGGATCAAATGGTGGAAACACTATTTCATGCTGGCTGGGATTATGACGAAGCCATTGATTACCTTTACTACAATACTTTTGGTGCTTATTTAGGTGAAGGAACGCCGATAATCCTTAAAAGTAGATATGAATCCCCGTTTGAGATGAGCAGGCTTAATCTCGAATGACCCATGCCGACGGGAGACCGAAGAAGGCACCAAGAACCGCAATGCGGCCAGATCAAGATTTTGAAACTGATTGGGTAAGTAAAGCCGCATGTGCAGGTGTGCCTACTGAAGTGTTTTTCCCTGGCTATAACGCTCGTGAAAATACTTCAGAGGCCCGCAACATCTGCAAAAAATGTCCGGTTGTTAAAGAATGTTTAGATTATGCGTTAGAGGTTCCGATTGATTTCGGTATCTGGGGAGGGCTTACACCACATGAGAGACACAGATACAACTGGAAAAAGAGTTACCCCCGGCATAAAAGCCGAGGGTAACTAGATGACCACCTCCCCAGTTGCTAGCCGTCTATTGCTCTTATTGTTTCTATTAAAAATGGATTAGTCAAATGGCACGTCGTGCAAGTAAAAAAGATTCAAAAGAACACCGCAAAAACGCCCGTGAGGTAAAATTTATTGGTGGGTCATTTGATGGCAAAAAGTGGTGGATCGTATACCCCTGCCCCGAAATGGTCATGATGAACATGGGCCGTGATCCTTACTATTTAATCAAAGGAAGTAGTTCTTCATCCCCTCAATATGAGTATGACCCCGATAGGTTTAATAAAGAAAGAGATGATTGGAGGGCTTTGTGGTAACCATTGGGCTTATATCCCCAGGACAAATGGGGTCTGCCATTGCGGCGTGCGCTGCAAGTAAAGGGCACAAAGTTATTTGGGCAAGTGAGTTTCGGTCTGAACAGACTCGTGAACGTGCGGAACGGTACGGGTTTGTTGATGTCGGGACTATTGGGAATCTTGCTTCAGAGTCTGATCACATACTGTCTTGTGGCACGGGGATGGCTAGACGAGACCCCTATAAGCATTGGGCATTCGAGGTTGTTGAAGATGTAATCGAAGCAGGGTTTCAAGGGATTTATTGTGACGCCAACTCGATGACAGAAGATATGTCTAAGAGTATGGAATCAATATTTTCAGATGCTGAAGGCATAGATTTTGTTAACGGGATGATTTTAGGCTCACCCCCCGTTGACCCAATAATGTCTGTTAGAGGTTACATAAACGGCGGGAAAGCAGAAGAGTTCGCTGCCTTATTTAATCAACCAGATGTCCCTAAAATGCTTTCAGATGGCGTCCTGTATTACTCAGGAGATCACGATGATTACCACGTAAGAGGACACCATTTACGTTCACGAAAAGAAAGAGGACTGTTAGGGCGACACGATGTATTCAACTGGGTAGTAGTTGATGGTGACCCGATGGTTCTAAAACTAGCGTTCACTGCTTACACGGCTATCGCTCATGGTTCGATAATTATGGCTAATAGATTCACACGGGAACATGGCTTAGAAGAACATCTGTTTTTCGAATTAACTAATGGCTTCCCGATAGATGCTGCTATGGACGGAAGCCGAATGGGGGTTTTTGCAGGATGGTAGTTTGCCCTATCAGACCAGTTCGTTTAGAGAGCGTAGGCTTAGGTCATGTCTAATATCCCAGCGTTAATAACCTGGGCGGGAATAAGTATGATCGCAGCAGTCGGAGTGGTGCTAACACAGGCACTTAACATAAAAGAGAAAATTGCTGCGGGCTGTTTAGTCTCGGGCGCATCAGCCGCAATTTTGTGCGGATTTACCATAAGTGTCTCATGGGGGCTTGGGGCAGCCGCTGGTGTGCTAATCGGCGTTTCACTACTAACGGGCTACGAGGGCTGATATGGGTTTTCTAGATGGATTGAAATTTACTGGTCACACAGGCGGAGGCTTCGTCAATGAAGAGGAAGCAAAAGCCTTTTACTACAACCAAAACATGGCTCGCCTTAATCCTATTGAGGGTGGCAGGAAAAAGGCTTACAAAGATGATTGGGATGTAGACAGGGCTGTCTCTGAAGGCAATGACCGTGTGACATGGGTGTACAAGAGTGTTTACGCAATTGCTTCTAACGCTGCTCGGTTACCTGTTCAGATTCTTGATTTAGAAAATGACCCTGTAGATCACACTCTTTTACCAATTTTGAATCGTAAAGCAAACAAATTTCATGATGCTTACAATTTTCGTTTTCAACTCTCATCCCAAGTACTTCTTTCGAAAAGAGGGGCTTTTGTCGAGGTTGTTAAAGACCGTTTAGACAATGTTGTTGGCCTGTACTTGCTGCCACCTAATTGGACATTCCCAATCCCCGACCCTAAAAACTTTCTTCAAGGCTATTCAGTCCAAGTCCCTAACACTAAAGAACGGATTGTTAAACCTGAAGACGTTGTATGGGTACGAATTCCGCACCCAACAGATCCTTATAGAGGGCAATCTCCTCTTGAAGCCTGCGGGTTAGCGATTGATATTGATTACTACTCACGTATCTACAACAGAAACTTTATGGTCAATGACGGTCGCCCTGGTGGCATTCTTATGGTTACAGGCGAATTAGATGACGACGCTGCTGAAGAAATTAGAAGACGCTTCTTAGGCAACACTGGTTCCGCTCTTGGCGGGGCTGGTCGTATGACAATCATGGAAGCCGAACAGGCTAAATGGATTGACACTTCTATGGCGCAACGTGATGCTCAGTACACAGAAACAAAACAGTTAGCCAAAGAAGAAATTTTGATGGCATTTGGTGTCCCAGAATCAGTTATTGGCAATGCCGCTGATCGGACATTCTCAAATGCTGACACTGAACTTGAAGTGTTCTGGCGTGAAACGATGCTCCCTCACTTGATGTTGATTGAGCGTGCCTTCGACCGTTTAGACGGGGCAGAAGATCTAACGGTCAAATTTAATCTCGAAGATGTGGCAATCCTTTCAAGAGACGAGCGTGAACGTGCTGCTTACCATCTTGAAGAACTGAAATTCGGTGCTATCTCAATAGATGAGTACAGGCAAAAGACTGGCAGAGATCCGGTTGGCGCTGACCTTATGTGGGTTCAAGCAAACTTGATGCCTATTGGCCAAGCAGTTGCCGATGGTCAAACACCGTCTAGCCAGTTCACACCTCCAGAATTACCCGATGGACAACCAGGGATTTTGCAGCCTCACGCACCGATGGTGGTGCCTGAAGTTGAGCCATCCGAAACAGTTCCTGAAGCCGCTTCTCTAAATGGTGTTTCTGAACAAAAAGCAGAAACAGTAGACGTCCCTTCTTATGTGTCAAAAAATGCTCAAAGGGCACTCGACAATATGGACAGTAAAGGTGATGGGGTTACTGATAAGACACTGCGTGAAACACGACAGTTAGCAAGTGGCACTGCCAGTTCCAACAAAGTAACTCGAATGGCTGCATGGTTCGCTCGCCATAAGTCAGATCTAGATTCACCTAGAGCCGCTGCTTATTTAAGAGGCGACGGACCTATGACTGCTGGGCAGTGGGCTTGGCTTGCATGGGGTGGAGATTTAGGCGAATCAAAAATGAGAGCCATGGAATGGGCAGAACGAACCCGAGATCGTTTAGGAGAGAAGTCGGAGGGTAAGGAGTCGGCCCCTTTAGAACCTGATGTTTGGGGTTTTGAGTTTGGCGGAAATTGGATTGACCAAAAAGCCGCTGACGAAATAAGAGAACGCAGAGCCCAACAAACAGGGCGCATGGTTGATTCTATTTCAATCACAATGACGTCTTTCTTTCAAAGGCAACGCAGAGTTATCTTAGAAAAATGGAATTCTGCAAAAATTAGAGAAAAAATCAACAAAGGTATCACTGTCGGGGTAAACGACATTATGGATACGCCTGTTTGGGATCGACAACTACTCGCAGACGCCAAATCTTTTATTATGGCAACTGTTATTGACGGAGGAAATGAATTTGCGTTAATGACAACTAAGAAAATTGAACCAGATGAAGAACTGGTTGCGATGGCCGTTGTCGCTGGGCTTGAAAGAATGACGGAAGTTAATAGAACCACCCGACGTCAAATCGACAAAAAAATTACAGAAGGATTAGCAGCAGGTAAATCTTCAACTGATATTGCTGAAGAGATAAAACTAATATTTGATGACGCTGTTAAAAACAGAGCCCGTTTAATAGCCAACAATGTTGTCACCTTCGGTTTGAACGAAGGTCAGATGATTGAAGCATCTAAAACAGGGTTACGTTACAAGGTTTGGTTATCTCAACAAGATTCAAAAGTCAGGGCGACGCACACACACGCTGATGGTCAAGCCAGACCTCTTTTTGATCCTTTTGTAGTTGGGGGCAATCTGATGATGCACCCTGGTTCGTTAACTGCGCCGATTGAAGAAGTGGCTAATTGCCGTTGCACGATGCTGTTTACTAATGAACCCACTCCTGGGGGGCTGTTGGAATTCGGTGTTGACCCTGAAGAAATGGCATCTTTAAGGGATTCTGGAGTTATTGCACAGTTGATTAACTCAGAAGTAGCAGCAGCAAGCGTATAGTCTGTCTACACCTTCCACCACGAAATCGTCTAGAGGGCATAACCTAGTTGAAGAACGCCTAGGAGGCCCTGTGGAACTCGAATCTAAACAAGCGACGGTAGAAGCCAAGGCTGTTAATGATGCTGAAGGCATTGTAGAAGCGGTCGTGTCTGTCACGAACATCGTAGACAACGTAAAAGACATTATCGTTCCAGGGGCTTACGAAGACACACTACAAAAACGCATACCTAAAGGTGTGTGGTCGCACGACACTACTGTGCCTGTTGCGAGAACCGTAAAAGCAGAGGAATTATCCCCTGGCGATGACCGCCTCCCCGAACATTTGCAAGCGCAAGATGCTGGCGGAGTTCTCGTAAAAATGCAATTTAATCTAAACACCACTCGTGGTCGTGACGCCTACGAAGACATAAAGTTTTTCGGTGGCGAACAAGAATGGTCAATCGGCTATTCAGTGCCTGAAGGTGGTTCAGAAATGAAAGGCGACACAGGTATTCGCCATATCAAACAACTTGAATGGTACGAATATTCACCCGTACTTTTTGGTGCAGCACCTGGCACAAAAACAGTTAGTGTTAAAGAAGAGGCTATAACAGAGGAATCAGTGAAAGAAGAAGAAGTCGAAGACACCAAAGGCCCAACTCGCAGCCACAAGACTGGGGTAAGGGACGAAGGTTGGAACGACAAGACCGCTTATAAGAACATGCGGTCCCCTGCTGATAAAGCCTACTTCTCAAAGATCTTTGCTTTTCACATCGATGGCGAAGACCCATCAATGAAAACAAACTATACGTTTGTTCATCATTTCGTGGGTTCGGATGGTCGGCCAGGCCCAGCGGCTTTGTCGGCTCTCCAAAACACATTTGGTCTTCTTAATGGAGCCCGCAAGGGAACAAAATTAAGAGGAAGTGACCGCAAGGGCGTTTATAACCACATCGCAAAGCACTACAGGGACGACGGTCGAACACCGCCAGAACTTAAGGCTGATGAATATATAGACGCTGTTATGGAGATGAAGGAGAACCTTCCTGAATCTATTACTGAAGAAATAGACACTCTTATAGAAAAGGGTGCTGAATTATTTGAAATCAAGTCCAATTTGGAGGACATTATGGCTAACGACGCCGAAATCACAGAAACTACTGACGCTGAGATCGTCGCCGAAGATGGCCCAGTGTCTGTCCAGTCAGTATTAAACGATGCCATCCTGGCCCTTAATACTCTTTCAGAGCGCTTAAGCGATCTTGAAGAGAAAGCAGGGGATGTCGCTGGCTTCTCGAACACCGAACCAGATTCGGATGAGAGGACAGAAGGAGCAGGCGAAGATGCACCTGAGGTTGTAGAAAACCTTTCTCATGGTGGGACCAACACTCCAGCAGAAATGGAAGTTGAAGGAACCCCAGCAGGCAACTCTGATAAACCAGCGAAAAAGCCAGCGGCTAAAAAACCGGCTGAAGAAGAAGCAGCAGATGATGACGCAGAAAAAGCAGATTCTGAAGCAATTTCCGAAGATGTTTCAGAGGACATAGAAGAAGAGAAAGTGTCCACAGACATCCTTGGCAGCCTTGATTTGGCTGAACTTCGTGAGTTCCAAGATCTAGTTACATACTCTGATTTAGACGAATAAGTCTCACATGACGATAGGGTCGCCGTAAAAGGTGACGTTATGGGTTAAAATAAGGTTGGTGGAGCGGTAACGCTAGGAGCCCTATTAGATGCCTGATCTATATGCGGAAATGAAAGCCCGAGATGGGCGTTCTCAACTCTATTTAATTGACTCTATTTTAGAATCAATGCCCGATGAAGATAAAGATGGAGTTATAGCCGCTTTAGAAGATAAAGGCATCCCTCATGTCGCTATTGCTGATGTTTTAACCGCTCATGGACATAAATGTTCTGCGGGTGCTGTCAGAAACTACCGTCAGGGAAAGTTGATGCACAAAAAGAGAGTCCGTTAATGGGCGAACCTTTCAAAGAAGAACTTGCTAAATCCAGGCTAGGAAAAATCGCTGACCTTCTTGAACGGTCGGGGATAGAGCCCGAGGAAATAGGGACTGTTGAAAAGGTTCGTATTTCTGAGTGGCAGGGTCTGACGAAGAATGAGGAAGGTGAAGCAGAGATCCATGATTTGGGTGGCGTTTCTGTAGTAATTAATCCCGCTTGGGTGAATGGCCCTGAATGGCCTGTTGTTCAGCAAGCAGCACCGGTAACTATAAAGCACCTTCCTAAAAATCAGCAACCTGCAAAGGACACTAAATATAAAACTGCTGTGATTATGCCTGATCCCCAAATTGGCTATCGCATGTATGACGATGGGGAAATGGACGCTTTCCACGATGAAGAAGCCATATCTGTGGCTCTTAAAATTCTCAGAGATGTAGGGGCTGACACAATTGTCAACCTTGGAGACTTCTTAGACTTTGCCGAGTTTGGCAAGTTCGAGATGGAACCCGCTTTCGCTAAAACATCGCAAGCAGGTATTGACCGAGGTCACAAGTTCTTATGTGAGCAAAGAGCAAATGCACCCGACGCTCACATAGTTCTTTTGGAAGGCAACCATGACCGGCGGTTACAAAAATCTGTCACTGCGAACACGGCTGCTGCTCTTCACTTAAAACGAGCAGAAGAACCTGAAGACTGGCCAGTCATGTCAGTTCCGTTTTTATTACGCCTCAACGAAGACCATCTAAATGTTGAATATGTTGGAGGATATCCAGCAGGCATATATTGGGTTAACCAAAACCTCGCTTGTATCCATGGTCATATAACCCGAAGCCGAGGCTCAACTGTTAAAGCAGTTGTAGATGATGAAAGAACAAGTATTATCCACGGCCATATACACAGGATTGAACTGCAACACAAAACTCGACGGACTTTTGAAGGGGCCAAACGAAGCCTTGCTGCTTCACCTGGATGTCTATGCAGGATTGATGGAGCAGTGCCATCGACTAAAGGGTCCACTGACCCTCACGGCAGACCGGTCAACGCAGTGGAAGACTGGCAGCAGGGCATGGCCGTAGTCACATACGAGGAAGGTAACGGGAATTTTAATGTCGAACTCATCCCAATCTCCAGGGGAGAAGCCATCTTCCGAGGTAACTACTACTCCGCTTGATGATGAAGCAGTCCGGCCTACAGTTTCGTTTGACGATGACATTCCTCAAGCGACACAGTTTCCAATAATAACTATCGTTCTTGCTTTAGACGACCCTTCTGAACCTAACCATGTTGATTTAGGGTCTGTTCCGCCTCAAATAGCGGCGGCAGTGTTTAGAACTATGGCTACACAATTGGAAAAACTAAGTTGGCCTAGTCGTGTGACATATGCTGGACAAACAGTGTTTGAACCAGCAGCACTAATACCTCAGTTTGATGAGGACGACGAGGACGACGATTTTGACATATGTTAAGGATTCAGAAAAGTGATTTAGATTCACTGCCATCTCTTCTAATAGAAGAAAAGATTGTTGGAGTATCTGACGCTTACTTCGATATTGATGAAGGCTTTGAAGCAATGTGCCGGTTAATTAGAGAAGGCGTTGTCGGTTGGACAGCAAACCAGCCTCCTTCAGTTGCTATTTATCCTGAAAAAAACGGTGACCATATATATTCCGACGGGCTTGGAAGAGAAAAAAACCCGATATTTGTTGCTAATAGAAATTGGCACGCTGATGCAAACGCCAACGAATACAACCTTTCTTATATAGGAATGAGCATGGTTCATTACGATTGCCCTGAACCAGATAAAGGGCAAACGCTATTTGTGGATCTTCAATCACTTTATGAAAGATGCCCATATAAAGATTACGTTGAAGATCTTTGGATTAAGCATGTGGTTTTTAACTGCGACCACGGTGTTGACATAAATGTGCACCCGCTCCTGAGAACGCATCCTTTGACTGGTGTCACAGGGTTTCATATGAACTCTCGTGCGATGCGCCCTGAAGAAAGCCCTACTCTGACCTTCGATACCCCACAAAATGAACAATATAATGACACACCTCCAGAGTTTCAGGAGTTAATGAAATGGATGTGGGGTGAAATCGAGAACCAGGATAATTGGATTTGGTGGCGTTGGAACGAAGGCGATTTTTTGGTTTGGGACAATAGATGTTTCATACATTCTTTTACTGGTGGGTGGGATGTTGGTGATCGGATATTCCATCGCTTCCCTGTAGGTATGGAAAAGCCTGTCTATAAGCCTGCAATTCCCTTAGGTGTATCTTTGTTTGATACCTATGACGGCCCTATAACCAAGTGGTTCAATGAAGCCCCTGAAGTAAGACAAGGACTTCACGGCGAGTCTTCAAATAAAATTAAAGGTTGACCCTTCACACTGTTACATACACATACGTGCAACAATAATTACAGCGAGGTGCTTACCTCGTGTACATATATCCACTTAACAAACACGAGGTAGACCAACATGGCAGTACAAGATTCCCACCTACGGGAACTAAAGTCTGCTCTCCGCGATACTCTTGCTGAAAACGATGCAATCGTTAATCACGCAGAAGCAAATCGTGAAGAGGGCGGGCCTGACATTCAGGTCGAGGCAAAGCACATCGAAGGCTTTCGCACCAATCTCGCTAAAGCACGTGATTTGCGCGAGCAGATCGAGGCTTTTGAAGGCCAAAAGGAAATGCAGGACTGGGCTTCTGCTTCCGAAGGGCCAGAGGTTGTAGCCGAAGCAAAGGAAGGTAATGAAATTACTTCCGTCGGTCAGTCTTTCGTCGATTCTGATGAATTCAAATACCTTGCTGGTGGACAGAATGGCTACACCATGCACGTCCCATTCCAGGTCAAGGGCGACCTTGGCGGAATGTGGCAACGGAAAGACGTGTACACCACACTTCCTTCCGGCACTCCTTCACAATTCGGAACGCCACAGCGTGACGCAATTGTTGATAGAGCGCACCGTGCAATGCGTGTACGTGATCTGTTCAACGTACAGCAAACATCAACCAACTTGGTTGAATATTTCCGTGTGACAGGGTTCACGAACAACTCCGCTACAACAGCAGAGCGTTCAGGATCTCCTGAAACATTCACTTCATACCCACAGTCAACGCTAACCATCGCTGGAGCGCAGGCACCGGTTCGCAACATCGGTCACTACGAAGTTGCTCACCGTAACGTGCTTGCTGATGAGCCAGCAATGCGTGGCATCATTGACAACGAGTTGCTTTACGGCCTTCGTCTCACAGAGGATGATCAAATCCTTAATGGTGACGGAACTGGAACCAACCTCACGGGTATCACCCAGACATCGGGCATTAACACCCAAGCATTGGGCTCAGACACACGCATCGATGCGATGCGTAAAGCGATCACCAAGATTGCTCTCGCTTACTACGAGGCAACTGGCGTCGTTGTTCACCCCAATGACCTTGAGGGTATCGAACTTGAGAAAGATGCAGACAACCGTCACATGATGGCTGCTTCTGTTGCTCTTGGTTCCGAAACTCGTCTCTGGCGTCTTCCGGTCGTTGAGACCGCAGCAATCACTGAAGGTACCGCTCTAATGGGCTCCTTCGGAATTGGTGCAACTCTCTATGATCGCATGGAGGGCAACATCCGGGTATCAGAAAACCACAGTGACTTCTTCGTAAGGAATGCAATTGCAATTCTTGCCGAAGAGCGCATCGCTCTTGCAGTGAAGCGCCCAGAGTCTTTCTGCACGGTGACAGGTATCTAAACCACCACCGCTCTCTTAGCAGAGCAACTAAGAGGCCCCCTCTTCGGAGGGGGTCTTTTTAGTTTTTATAGGAATCTCTGATACGGTTAATGATTATGGAATT